GGCTGGCCGCCGAAGAAGGCGATTTGTTTGCCCAGTTCAGCCTGTTGGTGGCCGCCGATTTCGGCCTAGGCCTTGAAGGCGGCCAGGCCGAGGCGGCCAAGTGCTTCCAGCGGGCCGCCGAACAAGGTGATTCGCAGGCCCAGTTCGGCCTGGGTTTCGATTATGATTTCGGCCTCGGCGTTGATGAAGACAAGGCCGAAGCGGTCAAGTGGTACCGGCTGGCCGCTGAACAGGGCCACGCCCTGGCCCAGTTCAGGCTGGGCAACGCCTATCACTTCGGCGGAGGCGTTGAAAAAGACCGGGCCGAAGCGGTCAAGTGGTTCCGGCGGGCCGCTGAACAGGGCCACATTCTGGCCCGGTTCAGCTTGGGCAACGCCTATGCCCTGGGCGAAGGCGTTCCGGAAGACCAGGCCGAAGCGGCCGAGTGGTTCAGGCTGGCCGCTGAACAAGGCCACGCCAATGCCCGGGCGCGAATCGGCCGGGTCCGTGAGCCGGATGAAAAATGGCCCGGGGCCAGACCGAAGCGGCCCGGCGTTTCCGCCCGGCTGCGGAAAAGATTCCTGGGCCGGCCAAACGTCAACCGTGAGGCCGGCCCCGCCAAGGTGAGAAGAAATTGAAGGGAATGATTTCCCTTGATTAGAGAGGTGAATTTATGCCGGCTTTACATCTTACGGCCAAGGACGGCCAGAAACTTGTGGCCAAAGACGGCGACTTTATTGGCCGGACCGAAAACGGCGGGCATTACCTGATAGAGTTCCCCACCGTGTTCCCGAACCACATCCAGGTATTCAAGCGTGAAAGGGTTTGGTACCTGAAGAATGTCTGCACCTCGAACCGCGCTTATGTCAACGGGCAGGAAGTGCCGTGGGGTACGGAACGGGCCATTAAAAGCGGTGATGTGCTGAGGTTTTCCACGAAAGCTCACCTCACGGTCTTGTGATGGCCCGTAAGTTTCGGGACCAGGCGCCAGCTTAAGGCTCGTCGTTTAACCCAGGAGGTCAGAATCTAAGCAGATCAGGGACAGTCAATTCACAATTTAAAAAATTGTGAAAATTTTGTTGACAAGATGGTGGAGCAGTGCTATCTTGGCCGCAACGGTTGAGCAAATCAGCCAACTATTGAGGTTATAGACGATGATCGGCCCGCCAAACCCACTTGCCCTGACCCCCTCTCTCTCCCCCTCCACCCGGCGTGAGCCGGGCCATCCCGCCACTCTGCCTGGTCCGGCCGGCCCTAAACCGGCCGGCCGGATCAGCCCCGCCTCACCCTCCGCGACCGGCCGCGAACTGGCCCTGCCCTACGCCGCCCTGGCCTTGGCCAGAATGGCGGAAATGATAGGCGACCCCGACCCCAAGGTGGCCCTGGCGGCCTGCCGGGAAATTATCGACCGCGCCTGGGGCAAAACCGAAGCCTCTTCCCGGGGCCCGGCCGAAGAAGACGGCCCCGTGGTCGTGGTGGTCCAAACCCGGGAAATCGAAGATGCCTGAACGGCGGGTCTATTTCAATTACTCGCCCCGCCCCTGGCAGGCCCAGGTCTTGAACCGGCTGGCCGCCCATCGTTTCGCGGTGATCGTAGCCCACCGCCGGGCGGGCAAGACCGAAGTCATGACCCTGCGGCTGCTCCTGGCCGCCATGGTCGCCGGCGCGACGGCCGAAATAGGCCCTCCGGCCGCCAAAACCCAATTCCAGTCCGCTGGGCGGCGGCATCCAGCCCCCCTCTTCGCCTACATCGCCCCCTTCCTCAACCAGGCCCGGGCCGTGGCCTGGGGCCGCCTCAAATATTACGGCCGGGGCCTGCCGGAGGTCCGGATCAACGAGACCGAGGCCAGCCTCACCCTTTGGAACGGGGCGGTCATTCGCCTGTTCGGGGCCGATTACCCCGACCGATTGCGGGGCCTGGGTTTTGACGGCGTGGTCCTGGACGAGGTGGCCCAGATGAAACCAGATACCTGGGGCGCCGTGGTTCGCCCGGCCCTCTCCGACCGCCGGGGCTGGGCTGTCTTCATCGGCACCCCGAAAGGTCAAAACGTCTTCCACCAGCTTTACACCGAGGCCCTGGCCAAGGAAGATTGGTTCGCCGGGCTCTACCCGGCCGACAAGACCGGGGTCATTCCCGCTGATGAAATAGCCTCCCTTTTGACCGATATGCCCCCGGACCTCTACCGCCAGGAATATCTCTGCGATTTCACCGCGGCCAATGCCGACAGTTTTATTGATTTCGTCTCCGTTCACGAGGCGGCCAAGCGGGAGGCCCCGGTCCACAATCCGGCCCCCCTGGTCTTCGGCCTGGACGTGGCCCGCTTCGGTGATGACCGGACGGTTTTGGTGCGCCGGCGGGGCCGGATCCTGGAGGATATTCTCATTCGGCGGGGCCAAGACCTGATGCGGACGGCCGCCGAGGTGGCCGAGGCCATCAACTGGCATAAGCCCCAGGCTGTCTTTGTGGACGTGGTGGGCCTGGGGGCCGGAGTGGTTGACCGTCTGCGCCAGCTCGGGCACCGGGTTATCGGGGTCAACTCCGGCACTAAAGCCATGAACCCGGACAAGTTCGTCAACCTCAAGGCCGAGATGTGGTCCAAGATGCGGGACTGGCTGGCCGAAAGCGCGGTCATGCCCGACCGTCAGGAACTGCGGGACGATCTTCTGGCCCCGCGCTATGATTTCGACCATTCCGGCCGGCTCAAGATAGAAAGCAAAGATGACTTGAAGGCCCGGGGCCTGGCTTCCACCGATACCGCCGACGCCCTGGCCCTGACCTTCGCCCAACCTGTGGCCCTGGCCAGTCGGCGGCCAATGGAGCAAAAGTTCTATGACCGGGATTAGGAGAGAAGAAGGGCGGGGGACTTCGCCCCCCCTGGGGCCTGAGGCCCCAGACCCCCAAATTTCCACCAACCCTCCGGTTGCGGCGGGTGAAGCCGGCGCGGATAAAACGTCCGCCGACCCGGGGTCCAGGGCCTCAGGCCCTGGCGGGGGCGGAGCCCCGGTCTTTAAAATCACGGCCGTCAAGCATCTCTGCCGGCAGGAGCAGGAAGACTGGTGGGCGGCCATCCTGGCCGACCGGGTGTCCCGGACCACTTTGTTTAGTCTGCGGGAAGACCAGAAAACCTTCCAATACTGGTCCGAGATGGCCGTCTGGCCGGGCTATGACATGAATGTGGTCCAGGGGCCGGCCGGGGAGCGTCTGGCCTTCTTTTGGACCAGCCCATGGTCAGGGCTTGGAGCCTTCTTTCACTTCGGCTTCCTCTCGGCCGGCCTGCCCTGGAAGATGCAAATAGGCCGCTATGTGCTGAAGATTCTGGCTCTGGCCGGCTATAAGTGCCTGGCCGGGCTGACTCCGGCGTTTAATCATCATGTGGTGGCCTATGGCCTGGCCCTGGGGGCCAAGGTCATGGGCCGCTGGCCCGGGGTCTGTTATATCGCCGCCCGGGGTGAGTTTGTGGATGGTGTGATGTTGCAATTCGTCTTGAGCGATAAGGAGGCTTGATTATGGGCGGAGGCAATCCGGTCAGCAAAGCGGTGGGCGGAGGCGGCAAGCAACCCAGCTACACCCCGCCGCCGGTGGATAATTCGGCGCAGATCAGGGCGGCCGAGGAAGCGGCCCGGCAAGAAGAGAAGAAGAGGCAGGCCCAGGCGGCCGAGGATGAGCGCAAGCGGCATATCGCCGCCAGCGGCCGGCAGAGCACCATCCTGGCCGGGGAAAACACCCAGAAGACGCTGTTAGGAGCTTAAAACCTCAATTAGTCATTGACGGCGATGAAATCCGGGGCTCCGCCCCGGACCCCGCCGGGGGAGGGCTCTGCGCGAGCCCTTCCCCGGACCCCACCCGCGCCGGGGCTTCGCCCCTGGACCCCGAAGAGGTTCCGGCAACGCCGCCGACAACTCGCCTCTCGGCTCAAACAGTCGGCGGCGGTTCGGAGTATGTGGCCGTCTCTAATTCCACCGTCCTTCCGGCCTCGGCCACTACATCCGGCGCAGGCTCATCGCCCGCCGACTATGGGGTCTGGGGCCGCCGGCCCCAGGAAAGAAGAAAAGAATGCCCAAGCTGGCCCACCATATCAACCGTTTCACCTTCGGGGAGGTGTCGCCCCTGGTTTGGTCCCGGACCGATCTGGGGCAATACGCGGCCGGCTGCCAGAGGCTGGAGAACTTCATACCGCTCTTGCAAGGTCCGGTTCAGCGCCGGGGTGGAACCCGTTTCCGGGCCGTGAGCGGCAACGGGGCGGGGCCGGTCTTTCTTCATGACTTCGCTTTCAGTCAGACCACCAATTACGTCCTGGAGTTCGGCGACGGGTATCTGCGCTTTTTCCACCAGGGCCAGCCGCTCAAGAACGCCAACGGCACGGTTTACCAAATCGCCACGCCCTGGAGGCAGGCCGACCTTTTCAATAATGGCCTGCCGCGCCTCAAGATGGCCCAGAGCGCGGATGTCATGTGGATAGTCTGCCCCTCGGTGCCGCCCCAGCGCTTGAAGCGTCACGGTCATCTGGACTGGCGGATAACGCCCCTGCCGGACTGGTCGCCCCGGCCCAACCCCGGCGGCGCCGCCCTGTTCCGGGAACGGCTCTGCCTGGCGGCCTTGGAGACAGTTTACATGAGCCAGGCCGGGGCCTTCGAGAACTTCAAGCTTAACACCAGCAACCAGACGGCCGACGATCCCCTGGAAATAAACGTCTATGGCCAACAGGTGAATGATATCGAATGGCTCTGCCCGGCCGGAGGCCTTCTGGTGGGCACTCGGGGCGGGGAATTCCTGGTGGGGGAAACGACCACGGTGGACCCCTTCGGGCCGGAGAACGTCAAGGTGACGCCGGAGACGGCCTTCGGTTCCTCGCCCCTCCAGGCCTTGCGGGTGGGGGCCGTGGTCATCTTCGTCCAGCGGGCCGGCCGCAAGGTCCGCTCCTTCGTCTATGATTCGACCGGCGACACCTACATGGCCATGGATCTCACCGCCGCGGCCGAGCACATCACGGCCGGGGGTTTGGTGGATTTCGTCTGGGCCAGCCAGCCCCTGGAAACCTTGTGGGCGGCCCGGGCCGACGGCCAGCTTCTGGGCTTCACCTATTCAAAAGAACAGGAGATGAACGCCTGGCACCGGCATATCCTGGGCGGGGGCGGCAAGGTCTGTTCCCTGGCCGTGGTCCCGGCCGTCCAGGGCGGGCGGGATGAGTTGTGGCTGGCCGTGCGCCGGGAAGTGAACGGCCAGGTTGTCCATTACGTCGAGACCCTGGAGCCGGGCCACGAATTGGGCGGAGACCAGAAAGAAGCTTTTTTCGTGGATTCCGGCCTGACCGTGCGCGGGGAGGGTTTAACCGAAATAGAAAACCTGGACCACTTGGAAGGCTTGGAGGTTCACATTCTGGGCGATGGCGGGGTTCAGCCGCCCCGAGTGGTGGAGAACGGCCGTATAAGCCTCCAGTTCCCGGCCAACGTGGTCCAGGTGGGGCTCCCTTACCGTTCCCTCCTGACCACGGTGAACTTCGAGGCCAATCTGCCCGACGGCACGGCCCAAGGCCGGCAGAAGCGGACCACCCAGGTTCAGCTTCGTCTCTTGGAGTCAGCCGGCGGGGCCACCGGGGCCGGGGAGGCCAACCTGGAACACTTGGAATACTGGCCCGGCATGAGGCACATGGACAAGGCCCCCGGCCTTTATTCCGGCCTGGTGAATGTCCCCTGGCCGGGCGGGTATGAGGCCGATGGAATAGTCACCGTGGCCCAGGATTATCCGCTGCCCTTCCTCTTGGGCTCTTTGGTTCAGTGTCTGCTCATTGAAGGGAAGAACTGACCAGGGCTGAGCCCTGGACCCTAGTCGCCGGACAATGAGCCGGCGCTGAATACGCCGGCCGCAACCGGAAAGAAAAAACATGGTCCACGCTGACGACATAATAAAAAGGTTCAACTCTCTGGCCACCCTGCGGGCCGAATGGGAGGACATCTGGCGCCTGTGTTCGGACTACGTCCTGCCCCGGAGCGGGGAATACCGCCGGCGGGCTGAGCGGCTGTTTGACGACACGGCCCCCCTGGCCCTGGGGCGCTTCGCCGCGGCCCTGGAATCGGTCCTTACTCCAAGGACCCGCAAATGGCATACCCTGGTCACCGGCGACCCGTCCCTGGACCAGGACCCGGAAGTGAGCCGCTGGCTGGAATGGCTGCGGGACGTTCTGTTTCGGGCCCGCTACGCCCCGGAGGCCAATTTCGCCAACCAGGTGACCGAGGCTTATTTGAGCCTGGGCGTCCATGGCACAGCCTGCCTGTTCGTGGATGACGAACTGGGCCGGGGCCTGCGCTACAAAAACATTCCGGTCCATCAACTCTATTTGGCCGAAGACGCCTCGGGCCGCATCGACACGGTTTTCCGGGCCTATAAACTGACGGCCCGCCAGGCGCTCCAGGAGTTCGGCGAGGCCTTGCCGGATAATATCAAGCGCGAGGCCGGGGACCCGGCCCGCAAAGAGACGGAGCACGAATTCATCCACGCGGTTTTTCCCCGCCGGGAAGCCAACCGGGGCCGACATGACGCCCTGAACATGCCCTTCGCCTCCATCCACCTGGCCCGGGCCACCCGCACTGTGGTGAGGGAAAGCGGCTATCGTTCCATGCCCTACGTGGTCAGCCGCTTTGTTCTGGCCCCGGGCGAGGTTTACGGCCGCTCCCCGGCCATGAGCGTCTTGAGCAGCATCATCCAGATCAACGCCATCCAGAAGACCATCATCCGGGCCGCTGAAAAGATAGTCGATCCGCCTATCCTGGTGCCGGACGATGACGTGCTCACCGGCTTCTCCCTCAAGCCGGCGGCCATCATCACCGGCGGGCTGGCCGCCGACGGCACCCAGTTGGTCCACCCCCTGCTCATCGACGGCAAGCTGCCCGTGGGCCTGGACATGATTGAGGCCCGCCGCCGGGTCATAAATGAGGCCTATTACCTTAACCTGTTCCAGATCCTGGTGGAGAAGCCGGGGGAACAGACGGCCACCGAGGTGGTCCAGCGGGCCCAGGAAAAGGCCCAGCTTCTGGCCCCGGCCATGGGCCGCCAGCAATCGGAGCTTCTGCGGGGCCTCATCGTCCGGGAACTGGACATTCTGGCTTACGCCGGGGTGCTGGAAGCCCGCCCCCTGCCCGAGGCCCTGGCGGCTATGGGGGGCAGTATCGCGCCGAAATATGAGACCGAGATGACCCAGGCCCTGGATTCCTCGGACGGGGTGGCTGTGATGCGTTTCCTGCAAGCCCTGGGCGTCATCGCCCAGCTTGGCCCGGGCGCGGCCGGGGTTCTGGACCTGGTGGATTATGACCAGGCCGCCCAGGTCCTGCGCCGCTCCTTCGGGGCCCCGGCCGAGACCGTGCTGGACCCGCAGGCGGTGGCTCAACTGCGGCAAGAAAAGGCGCAAGCCCAGCAGGCGGCGGACGTGATGGCCCAAATCCAGCAGGCGGGCGCGGCCGGGGCCGACTTCGCCGGGGCGTTTGGCCAGTTGGCCAAAGCGGGCTCTATGCTCCAAGGAGTGAGTAGTGGCTAGTGAGGAAACCAAGGAAGCTTACGGCCGGCTCTTCATGAACGAGGCCGGGGGGCTCAAGCCGGACGCCCGGCGGGTCCTGGTGGACCTTATGAACTTTTCCTGCTTCTTCAAGGACCGGGGCGACATCGAAAGCCTGCCCCTGGTCGAGGGCTCCCGGTCCACGGTGCGCTATATCCTAAGAATGAGCGGCGTCGGCGACCAGTTTTTGAAACGACTCTTACAAGGAGATGACCATGACGGTTGAGACTTTTCTAGGCCAGGACGCCGAGGGCGCCTCTGATTCCACCAAACCTCCGGTTGCGGCGGGTGAAGCCGGCGCGGATAAAACGTCCGCCGACCCGGGGTCCAGGGCCTCAGGCCCTGGCGGGGGCTCGGGGGCGGCGCCCCCTGATTGGGTATCGACCTTGCCCGAAGACGCGCGGGGCTATGTGGAGAACAAGGGCTGGAAGGAGCCCGGGGACGTTCTGAAAGGCTACCGGCAGTTGGAAGAGTTCCTGGGGGCGGACAAGGCCGGCCGGGGGCTGGTCCTGCCCAAGGACGAGAAGGACCAGGAGGCCCTGGACAAGATCTATACCGCCCTGGGCCGGCCGGAAAAGGCCGACGGTTACGGGCTGACCGAGCTCATGGCCAAGGAAGAGACCGACCCGGCCTTCATGTCGGCCATGGCCGAGACCATGCACGGGGCGGGGCTTTCCAAGGGCCAGGCCCAAAAGCTGGCCGCGGCCTACCAGGCCCATTTCAAGGCCGAACGCCAGGCGGCCGTGGAGGCCCACCAGAGCGAGGTGGCCGAGGCCGAGCGCACCTTGACCGCCGCCGAAAAGGAACATTGCCGCCGGGGCTTCAGGTTCCTAGGCCTGTCCAACGAGGAGGCCTCGACCATTGAGATGTATTGGGGCGTGACCAAGGCGGCCAAGATGTTCGCTAAGATCGGCCAGGCCCTGGGCGAGGACAAGCGGGTGGAGGGGACCGAGGCGGCCGGCTTCGGCGGTTCCCCGGACGCGGCCAAGAGCCGCCTGGCCGAGCTTAAGGCCGACCCGGCTTTCCGCAAGCGCTACCTGGACGGGGAGCCCGAGGCCGTCCGCCAGATGGATGAACTTTTTAAACGCGCTTCCCAACATGGCGGCGGGCTGTGAATCGGCAAGTATATCCGGGGCTCCGCCCCGGACCCCGCCGGGGGAGGGGGCTCTCGCCCCCTGCCCCGAATCCCACCCGGAGCCAGGGGCTCCGCCCCTTGGAACCCCTGGTTTAATCAGCGTCGCCGAGAACTCGCCTATCGGCTCAAACACTCGGCGACGCGGTGACGGCGGTGGCTGAACCGGGAGGGCTGAGCCTTGGACCCGCCCCTGGACACACATTATGCCAACGCCAGTGCTTAGAGATGGAACCCGCGCGGCGGAGAATACCCAGGTCCGCCCAAAGCTATGCCAGCGCCAGGGCTCAGAGATGGAAACCGTGCCGGCTTACAATACGACAAGGCCAGGTCTGCCCACCGCAACTGGAAGGCCGCCCGAACCGCCGCCGACTGTTTGAGCCGAGAGGCGAGTTGTCGGCGGCGTTCCCGGAACCTTCTTTGGGGTCCAGGGGCGAAGCCCCGGCGCGGGTGGGGTCTGGGGCAGGAATCCCACACGGCTTATATAGTGTTTTATAGTTGTTACTATGTTTTATTAACTCTCTGAAATTAGGCAAATTGCCGTTTATAGTTGTCATAGATTTATATTGACGTTTTGGCTAATTTAGGGTATCTTTGGGGTATCTTGACTTTTTAAAGGAGAGCTTATATGTCTGAGAAGATAAAGAAAACGAGGCGGCGCGGATTAAATTTACTTAATACGCAGATTATAGACTCCCACCGGGCGTTAGCGAAAGCTGGAAAAGGGCCAAAAAGCGGCTTTGAAAAACTTTTTGACGGAGGGAATCTTTATCTTTTTATAACAAGTGAGGGTTACGCTTATTGGCGTTTTCGTTTCATCGAAAACGGAAAAGAGCAGTTGATTTCTTTTGGCGTATATCCTGATATTTCTTTACGAGAAGCACGAGATCGAGCGGTAGAAGCGCGAAAAAGTCTGAAGGCTGGAATTCGTCCGCTTGGAACATATCAAGTAAAATCTGCACCGCCCGCCCCTGGTCAAATGACATTTCAGATAGTTTGTGAAAAATGGTTTGAAGAGTGGAAAATAGATTGTTCTCCGATTACGGTTAGACAAAAAATGAACCGGATAAAAAGATATTTATACCCGGTCATTGGAGAAATTCCTTTTGACAAAATTGAATATGACAATATAGCACCGATAGCTAAAGAACTAACTGATCAAAAAAAGAATATAGAAGGCGGAACCTTGGATAAACTTTTCGACTCTTTAGCGCAGATAAAAGACTTTGCTAAGTTTGAAAATCCAGAAATAGAAGGTTGGGTTACAATGGATAAGATCATTTCTAGTTTGAAGAAAAAATACAAACGACCGCAATCGGTCACAAATTATCCTTCAGTTATCACAGTTCCAGCACTTAGAGATGTTATACAAAAAATAAATAAACATGTCGGCAAGTGTCCCGAAGAATATATTATTTTCATCCGACTCTTGACGATGTTTTTCTGCCGACCCGGGGAATTAATTTGTGCTAAGTTTGAAGACTTTAAACATGGTATATGGTATCAACCCCAACCTGAAAAAAAAGCAGAAAAGGGGAAAGCTATAATCCCCCTTCCTACCCAGGCTTTAGAACATCTTATAACTTTAGAGAGAGCAAAAAATAACGGACCTGACCCAACAAATAAATACTTGTTCCCGTCATATGTCAAACCCGGAAATCATCTTAACTTAGAGACGATTCAGAGGCTGATGAGAACGAAATTCGAGCTAAAGGGGGAACAATCTTTACACGGCTTCCGGGCTACTGCTAGGTCTATATTAGAAGAATTTGAATTCGAGTTTAATATCTTAGAAAAACAACTTGCACATGAACAGCCAAAAGTTGTCAAAGCTTATGCTCAATCTCCGCTTATAATGAGAAGAGTGAAGATGCTTCAGTTTTGGGCAGATTTATTAGACGGACTATGGAATGATATCCCAGATAAAGACTTACCAAACCCAAAATCTGAGAAATATCAAATCTAGCTTACATCAGATGATACAGAAGTTTGAATTAGAACCTCTGATTTACTCTCCGGTGTTTTAACATCGGAATCAGGAGCGGGGAATTCTTCATTTAGAATTTCAAACATCGCGACAAGCCTCTTGTAAAGATTTTTATTTTCTCCAAACTTTTTTAAAGCAACATTCCCCCATCCCTGCCTAGTGTCCCGTGCGTTTAATGGGCGCAAACAATATTGTTTGAAGCCTTGGCCTTATCGACCGCTTGTAAAATGACTTCAGCCGTTTTTGTCCATTTGAAAGGTTTAGCTGAATAGTCATTGTGGGAATCAATGAAA